GACCGTCTTGACGAAGGGGCCAGGCTGGAAAGTGCTCGCCGCGTCGGCCCCGTTTGCAAGGGCAGGACTGGCCGGGCTGACGGTCAGGCCGTTCGCCAGGGTCGGCGCGATAGCCCGCCCGTTGGCTGCCGCGCCTGCAACCGCGGCGATGATGTTGACGCGCGCGCCGACCGCCGTTGCGGTGTAGTCCGGCGAGGAGGTCAGCGAATTGACCGCGGCGGCGATCAGGGACGCCGTGTTCTCGTGGCTGGTCGCCCAGGAGATCGGCCCGGTAAGGATCGAAACGCCGTCGACTTTGAGGTCAGTGAGCTGCGACGTGATCGAAGCGGCGCCACCCGACATGACGACGCCGTTGCCCGTCGTGGCGTCGCCGGCAACGGTGACGACGATGGCCGTGCCGTTGATAGCGGTCCCCGTCGTGACGGCCGCCACGTTGACGGTCTGCCCGTTCGACGTGGCGGTGTAATCCGGGCTCGACGTGTGCGACGTGATCGCCGAAGCGATGGCCGCTGCCGTCGTCGCGTTGTTGCCGGTGTGGTCGACGGCGCCGCTGATGATCGACACACCGTTGATCTTGATGTCGCTGATCTTGTTCACGCCGGCCGATAGCGTGCCGCCCGTGACCTCGAACGAACCAGCCGCAGCGACCGCCGCGGTGACGCTGCCGCCCGTCACGTCGAACGCTGCGCGGGCCCGCCCGTCGAACCAGTCGGTGACGCGGACCCCGTCGTAGAAGTGGAAAATCGTGCCGTCGGCGAACAGCCCGACCGCGTAAATCTTGCCGGCGTAAAGCTCGGCGCAGAGAACCTCGTCGAGCGCCGTCGCGCCATCGGAGTGCTGAAGGCGCTGATACGTCACGCCCGAGGGCAGCGTCGGCGCCGGATCGCTGCCAAAGACGTAGATGCCGATCGAGTTGTAGAACATGCCCAGCGTGCCGCTGGGGAGCGTGTAAGCCGGCACGAAAGCCGCGCGCTTCTCGAACTCGCCGCCGCTGGTGATATGGCCGTTGAGCGCTTTGACCAGCACACCGCCTGCCGTCGTCTCCGGCAAGCGCCGGGCGTCGAGGCCGCCGGTGAACTCTTTGATCCAGATGTCGCCTATTTTTATCTCCCGCTCAGGTGGTGGGCGGGCGATAGGTCGTGATGATCGGGCGCCGCTGTGACGGCTCGTCCGGCCCGAACATCTTGAACCGGCGGCGCGGCGTCAGCTTTCCGCGCGCCTTGGCGTAGAGACGGCTGGCCTGATCCAGCTTGAGTTGCGCGTCCTTCGCGCCGGTGGCGGCGAGGTAGTCGGCCGCCGCGGACTTGACGAGGATCTGGTCATCGATGTCGGCCACGTCTCCGTCCTCGATGAGGTTTCGCAGCTTTCGGATGCCCGTGATGCGCAGCCGGCCCTCGAGCGTGGTCGCATCGGCGTTCTCATCGGGGATCGGCCAGATTTCGATCTGCTCGCCCTCGGAGATGCGCCAGCGGTGCGCGGGGGACGCGCGCTCGTCGAGCTCGCTGTCGTGGGCGGCGAAGTGGCCGTCGTCGATGCCGGGATCGAGCGGCACGTAGGCGCCGGAGACGCGAACGCAGACCTTCTGGATGCGATCAATCACAAGATCGTCGAGCGTGTCGCCATCGGCGTTTTCCGCCGTCGCCAGGTCGTAGTAGCGCTGGCCTGCCTGAAGATCGATGAACCGATCGACGCGCAGATGCGGCCAGTCGAAATCGTTCCAGAACCACTCCTGCTTGCGCTGGAGTTCCTTGACCTGCGTATCGCGCACCTGATTGTTGTGCGCCACGTTGAGGGAGAGGCGGCACGCGGCTCGATAATCGTCGAGCAAGGCGATGAGTGTTTTTCCGCGCGCCATGAAGCCTGACCCTTACTTGAACATATCGGCGTCGGGCATATCTTCGATGCCGTCGGCAGGCTCGTCGTCCTCTTCGGCCGTTACCGGCTCAGCGGCCTGTTCGGCGGCCTCTGCCTTCGGTTTGCGGCCCTTCTTGGCGGGCTTGGGCTCGTCGCCGAGCGGCGTGACGACCTCGTTCAGGATCACGGGCGCTTCGCGCGCCTGCTCGGCGTCGCGGCGCTCTTCCGGGCTTGACCCGGCGTCGCTGACGCGGCTGGCGGCCTTGTAGAACTCCTCGGGGAGTTCGAGTTCCGAGAAGTCCTCGAACACGCGGGCGGCGACGCCGGGGAACAGCATGTCGACCGCCTTGGCGGTGATCCGGCCCTCGATGTTGCGACCGTAGAGATCGACGAGACGCTGGCGTTCCTGCCGGCTGGAGCGGTTGACCTGCCCGTAGGGCGCGATCTCCTTGACGCTCTCGTCGCCGTGGATGACGCGGAGAACCGCGACCTCGGACGGGGTGATGCCCGACTTCGGCACGGTGTTGCCGTCATCGCCGCCGAGCGAGAGGAGGATGTTTGCAAGCTGCACGGGTAAGGCTCCTATGGAGGTTGGTCGGTCAGGGAGAAGCGGGCGGAGCACAAGCCCCGCCCGTTGATCGATTACTGACGATCGCTGTCGTCGAGACGGATGCGGACCTGCACCGAACCAGTGCCTTCGGAGAAGGCCGTCACCGAGGACGCCTCGATCGAGAGGGTGTCCTTCTTGGTGATGCGGTTGGCGGCCGTGATGGCCGAACCGGAGATCACCTTGCCCATCGGCGTAGCCGCCGCCGACGTGAGAGCAACGACACCGCCCGTGAGGTTGGTGGAGTTGATCTCGGCGTTCAGCGAGGCCAGCTTGGAGGCGGTCGTGACAGGCTTGTTGACGACGAAATCGATGGCTTCGATGTAGCCGTCGACGCCCGGGCGGAAGTCCGTCACCACGTCCTGTGCGCCGGTGATGTTCACCAGATCGACCGGGAAGGTCAGCCCAAGGACGTTGTTGCCGTTGGCAGTGTCGAAGAAGAGTTCGACAGTCGAGCTAGCGGCCCAGGTAACGGCCGACGAGTTCGTCACGGTGATGAGCGACGCGCCGTAGGAGGCCGAGACCTTGGAGGCCGAGCCGAGCCACTTGTCGTTGCCGTTCACGATGGCGTAGAGGCCCGAGGAAACCAGCAGGCCGGCGTTGAAGTCGCCCTGGGCGAAGCCCGAGGGGTAGGCCACGTCGAAGGTGCCGCTGTTCGCAACATCCGCCGCAAGAACGACGGACACGCGAGCGAAGCGATCTTTGATAGAGGGCATTTGCGATCTCCGCTATGCGATGAAGGGAGCCGGGCGCCTGCTGGCGTCCGGCTTGTCCGTTATGTCTTACGCGATATCATACACCGCGGACGTGTTGAGCTGCTTCGCCACCGTAACGGCAGTCATGGTGATGCCGTTGTACATGACGTAGCGGTCGTAGGGACGCGCCGGGTTGTGCTTCTTCATCCGGTTGCCGTCCATGTAGAGCAGGCGGACGCCGGTGCGGCCCATGTCGATCACGTACATGCGCTTCGACAGGGAGAGATCGTCGAGGGTCGGATCCCAGGCGATCGGGATGCCCTTCCACTCGATGTCGCCCTGCGAGCCATCCACGGTGCCCTTGAGGCCCGACATGGTGTAGTAGCCGTTCGCGCGCATTTCCTTGCGGTAAGCGGCGATGAAGTCGGAGCCGGCGAACAGCTTGTAGCGGCTCGATCCCTGACGGTACTTCGAGAGCTGGAGCCACTCCTTCTCCAGGAACTCGATCAGCGCGCCGCCGTTGGCGGTAGCCGAAGTGATGGCTCCCTGACCGCCGGCCAGCCCGTAGGCCACCGTCGCGGCGCGGTTGCGCCACCAGGAGTTCGCCACACGACCGATCGTGCCCGTGGTGCCCACGGCGGGGCTGTCGAGGATGAGCGCCTGAATGCCGGCGATGGCCTTGGCGTCCGACGAGCCGTCACCGTGAACCAGGCGATCCAGCGAGTAGGCGTAGTCCTCGCCGAGCGTGTCGTTCTTCTCCTCGAGAAGATTGGCGAGCGCCTGGTTCTCGCGGTCATCCATCGCCGAGGTCGACTGATCGGCCCCGTCTTCGGTGACGTTGATGCCGTCCTGCTTCAGCTCGGTCATGGTCACGACCATGCCGATGTGATGCTCCTTCCACGGGAAGCGAGCGCGCTTGATGCCGACCGGGTTGTAGTACCCGACCTGATCGTCGCCCGAGTAGCCCTGAAGCGACCCGCCGCCCTGCCCGGCCTTCACCGCGAACGAAACGTTGTCCTTGCCGCCGGTGAACTTGCCGGCAGCGGCGTTGAAGGCTTCGAGCATCGGCTTGTTGGCGACGTTCTGCTTGAAGACCGTGCCGCGATCGATGAAAGTCTCGAGCACCGCGTTGTTGATGTTCGCGATCTCGTCGGAAGTGAAAGGCATCTCGCCTGACCCCTATGTCTTAGGCCGTCGCCCGATTTGCGCGCACGATGTCGAGCACGCTGAGGTTTTCGGGCTTCTGGCCACCTGCGACCTGGCCGCCGTTCACTGGACGGATTGCCGGTTTCTTCTGCTGCTGCGGAGCGGGCTGGCGGACCTGGGGTAGCGCGTCGTTGACGGCCTTGTAGGCCTTCTGCAACTGCGCCACGACGCCTTGCGGCGTGGTCGGCTTGCCCTCCGAATGCTGGAGAAACAGGATTTCCTTCTGGAGCGAAGGCAGCTTGCTCTCGAAGTTCGGGTCTTTCTGGCGGCGATTGTCTTCCCAAGTTGCCGCAGCGCCCGTGAGGGCGGCGCCTGCGGCAGTCTGCTCCTGGCGTTCCCGCTGTTGCTGCTGGAACGACGTGCGGGCGTGCGTCGCGGAGACCGCGGCGTTCGCCCGGCTGACCTGAAGGGCCGCTTCCTGGCTCATCTCGCCGGCCTGCACCTTCTGGCGCAGATCGTCGGGGAGAACCTCGCCGGCAGCCACGAGGAGCTGCTGGACGCGGGGCTTCAGGCGCTTCCATGCCTCCACCGGATCGGTCTTCATCAAACCCATGATGAGCATACCGTCGGCGGCTTCCTCCGCGCTCAGACCGTTGGTATCCAGGAAGTTCTGGACGTTCTGGTAGCGGGTGGCGTCCTGCTTGTAGGTGTTGGCCTGTCGCAGGAGTTGCTGGAAACGCGGGTGCTTGTTGAACGGGACATCCGAGTAGTTCTCGTTGTCCTGCTCCTTGGGAGGCTCTTCGCCGGTCGTCTGACCGTCGACTTCGCTTTCGGCTGGCGAGGCCGCCTGATCCTGGGTCCGGCTCTTGTCGATCGCATCGCGAGCGACTGAGAGCAGGTCGGCGTCAGTTTCGCCGGTCGCGTCGGACGAGTTCGCGTTTTCAGGCGCCGACTTGTCGGCGGCCTTGTCGTCCAGGGCGGAACTGGTGGACGGCTCCAGTTCCTCGATTTCGTTAGCGTCCAGGGTCGTCATAAAAGCTCCTGTGCTTTGTCGGTGAATTTACGGGATGTCGGCCATTGTCGCAAGTCATTCCATACAAGCGACCTACACTGGTGCGGCTACCTGGTTCGAGCCGAACGTCGGACCGCTGCTGGCAGCACCGGGCGGCTGGGGCGCGTTGTTGCCGCCTTCGCCGCCTTGCTGGTTCGGATCGGCCTGCGGATCGCCCTGCGCCCCCTGCGGCGGCGCAAGCTGCTTCTGCTGGTTCATCGACACGATCGACGGAATGCCCGCCGCGATGGCGGCCGTCACATCCATGCGATCATCGAGGCGGCGCAGCGTCTCGCGCAGCACCCACGTCGGCTCGAGGCCCGGCATCTGGAGCAGCATCGGGAGGATCTGCTTCCAGTTGTTGATCTCGATCGCCTGGTTCGGCTTGCCCGTCGAGCCGGCCTGCACTTCGAGAAACACTTCGCTGGCGATGTCGGCGAGCGACATTTCCGGCCACACTGCACCCGGTCCGACGATCTCCGTCACCTTTTCGGGCGACATCTCGCGCTGAAGGATCTGGCCCGACGCCCGAGCGATGACGGTGAGGAAGCTGTCGAGATCGTCGATGCTCGACCCGTCGGACGAGGCCGACGAATTGGCCGCTATGGCGCTCTCGGTCGCTGTCGCCTTCGACACGCCACCGAATTGCGCTTCCTGCGTGCCGACGACGATCTGCGTGTCGGTGAAAATCTGCTCGGTCGCGTAGAGGTTCGGATCGACGCCGGGGACGGGGATGCTCTGGAGGATGTCGGCGATCTTCGACGACGGGTCGATGTTGAGGCCGAGCGTCTCGAACGGCTTCAGGTTCTTGAGGATGAGCGGGTCTTCCTCGTCGAAGATGCCGTTGGCGAACACCCAACGCGGCCGAGCCGCGTCGCGATGCTCTCGCATGCCCTGCCGGGAGCGGTTGTGCTCCTTCTGCATGTCGATCATCAGCGACACGTCGGACGGCGGGAACAGTTCGTCTTCGCTCTCGACGGCGTTGAAGGTCAGCGCGTAGACCGGCCAGAAGTCCTCGACGAACACGTCGGGCGCGGCCGGCTCACGCAGGAAGTCCTTGTAGCCGTCCGCCACGTAGTGGCAGAGGCCGGAGGGCTTGTCGTAATACTTGTAGACGCAAACCATGCCGCCTTTCTTGTCCTGCGGCAGCGACCATTCGTAGTCGTCATCCATCACGTCGTTCGCGCTGATGTCGCGCGACGAGCCCGCGTTGGCGGTGTAACTGGTGTAGCCGTCCTTCAGGTCGACGCCGAACATCTCCTCCACTTCGTCGGTGGTGAAGAGGTACTCGATCGACAGGTGGCGGGCGCCGATAAAACCGTCGAGCGACTTGCACAGCTTGTCGGGGATGACCTTCGTCGACTGCGGGAAGTCGATGATGAGGCCCTCCCGCATGACGACCTCGGGCTCCTGCTGAAGCTGTGCGATCGACAGTTCGAGCTCGGCCATCTCCGCGCTGTCGTCATCGAGCTCGCCTTCGGCCAACTCATGGGCGAGGCGCTTCAGGTGGTCGAGACGTGCCCGCGCGTCAGCGAGGGTTTCGGTCAGGCCCGGGCGCGGCCCGTATTCGCGCTGGAAGCCGAGCTCGACATAGGCGACACCGCACGTGCAGGCGCGACGAACCGTCTGCTTCATGCCGCGCTTGAAATCGAGCGGCTTCTGCTCCTGGAGCGCGTAGGCGAACAGAACCTCGAGGGTCTTGCCGTACTTCGTGATGAACTGCCGGCGCTGGTAGCCCTGCTGGAAATCCTGGATCAGCGCCATCGCCTGGTCGAAGCCGGGCGGCAACTGCGGCTGCGCCGGCGTCGCAGTGCCGAAGATCGGATCGAGCGTGGGCGGCGTCATCTGCGCCTGCTGCACCGCCATCTGGCCGGCCTGGATGGTCTGGTAGGCCAGCATCAACGACTGCGGGTTCTCGTCCCACACGGCATAATCGAGCGTCTCGCGCCGCCCAGCGGTGGCCTTGGGGTTCTTGGCGTAGAGCGCGGCCGTCTTCTGTTTCACATGGCGGCCGGCGATGTTGGCGCGGTACTTGTCCTCGCCCCAATCCTTCTCGGCGCCCCACATCGCGACCTGCATGTCGCGGCGCATGCGCTTGAACGCCTTTTCGTGGTGCTTCTTGTCGGCCTTGATCGTCTGGAGGATCTGCTTGACGAGCGCGGCGCGCTGAGCCGGCGTCTGCCCGGAACCTTCGGCTTCGTTGGTGGCGGGGGCGGCCGAAGTGTCGG